ATTCGCCGAATACACATGGCGGCTACGATCAGTGCCACCGTGCCCATCCGTATCGGCAGTAACGCGCAGGACTTTAGAGTTTTCATTTCCGATACCTCATTCCAATCCAACCCTCGGCCTTGATCGGCATGTCCTTGGCCCAGTCCGGCACCACTGCCATCAACGCTTCCACCTCTTCCAGCGAACCCTCACCCCGCTTCACCTCGCACACCACTTCGTCGTGCACGTGCATTACTATGTGGTACCCGCGCTCTTCTAACCTAAGCATCGCCTCGGCCTGCAAGTCGCGACAAAACGCCTGAGTGATGTTCTCGACGAGTTTTCCGCCGTAGGTCTGTATGTCTATCCATTTCCCGCCGCGCGTACTGTCTACCCCCATGTATCTCAACTTGCGATATCCGTCTCGCGTGTCTACCGAAGCAAAGGGGTAGCACAGTAGTCGGCCGGAAGGGAGGCGCAGCCATAGGTGTTTGCCGTCGTGCTTCATCATTACTCGACGGCCATCAGGGCCAGCCTGGGTGATGGTGCCGTGTCTTTGTGTCGCTTCAATGGCTGCGCGCTCGACGGCGTACCAGTAACCAACTATGTTCCGGTTCGCGCTGCGCCACGCAACTTTGATTTTTTCGGCTTCTTCGTCTGAAACGTGCACTCCGTATCCACGGGCCATTTGCTGGAACGCGCCAACGCCACCTTGGTACCCGAGCGCGAGCACCGCTACCTTGCCCACGGCGCGTTGCGCCGGAGTCACGTCCTCTAATCTCACGCCGAATATTACGGACGCCGCCAACTCGTAGATCTTCCCGTGGCCACGGAACACATCCAGAACGGCTTCTTCCCCCGCCAGCCATGCGAGCCCACGCGCCTCGATAGCGCTGAAGTCTGCGGCGATAAGGGCGCACCCCGGCGCGGCAGTGAACAACGCGCGTATTACGTCGGTCACTACCGGCAGCACATCCCCGATTTCGTTGTCTATGCGCGTGGCCACATCCTCAATAGAGATGCTTGTATCCAACAGCAGCCTATCAACGACGTACTCTATTTGCTCTTGTTTTGTCATCGGCCGTGGTAGGTTCTGGGTCTGTGCCCGCCGGCCTGCCCATCTGCCGGTGCTCGCACCGTGGTATTGGTACAGACCACGGATACGGCCGTCGGCGCACGTACCCGACAACAGCTTGGTTAGCTTCGCTGGGCTGGATTTTCCGGCCTCTTGCCGTATGCGCAGCGCAGTGGCGACGGCCCTAGGCAGCATTGGGTCCTTTAGTAACTCCGCCACGTCGGCCTTTGCTACGCTGGTGGAGTCCACCCCATTTAGTTTCACCCACTCAGTTAATTGCTTTACAGCCGTAGTGCGGGGTACGGCGCCACCGGTGACGTAGGACATGCGCGCGTCGAGCCTACGCTTTTCCGCGTCGACAAGTTCCTTCGCTCTTCGCGTGGCCTTGATGTCTACTTGAATTCCACGGTTGTTGATTTTCTGGTCAATGACGTATATCGCTTGCTCCTTGGGCGGTAGCGGGCGCAGCGCGCGGGCCAACGCTTGCTCAACCCTTACGTCTTGTTTGCAGTAATCTCCGAGTCGGCGCAGTCGTGGCTCGTCATCCCACCAGACCAACGTGCCGTCATCCTCGATCCTGCGGGGCTTGCACATTTGCAGCATGAGCCGGCGGCCAGCGTCGTCCTTCGCGTATTTGAGACCTAACGCCCTGGCGCAGTCGCCTAAACCTGCGGGCAACGACATTGCCAGGGCCATTGCCATCGTGCACTGCAACTGTTCCACTGCCAGAGTCGGCCAGCCGTACCTGTTGACACAGAGCAGATTCCATAGGTTGTACTCAAACGCCGCTCCGTGCGCGCCAACCGTTCCCCCTGCGCGTACGTAGTTGACAATCTGTTGTGGTAGCTCTTCGCCTGGCACCCATAATTCGGGCTCGTTGTCGTCAAACGCGTGCGCCATGCACCACACGTAGGTGTCGGGGTGGGCCGCGTAAACGTGCACCCCCGCCGTCTTAAGATCTACAGTGCTCCGCGATTCGAAATCTAGGTGCAATATCATGCTGTGTCCCCGGCGCTAAGACGCAAAAAAGAGTGGGCGTCTCCGCCCACTCAAGCTACGTGCGTTAGTCGAAGATCCCGCCGCCCGCGTTGCCTTCGTTGCCTTGGCCGGAGTCTTCAAGGAACTGGGAGAACGCGGACTGTGGTGAGCTAAATCCGTCACCGCCCAGGCGCTCCCCGTCTTTCACCTTCATGACGTGATTCAGGTAGAATGTGACGCCACAGTTGCCGTCCGTGTCATACGTCCCCGCCGCCACTTCGGCCATGACGTAGCAGCCGGGGTACAGGTCTTCGGGGCTGATAATGTCCTGCCCTTTAGAATTGATTAACCCGGGTTTATTTTTGGACCTAGCCGTAATGAAAATGGCGCCAGGCTCGTACCCCGTAATGTCTTTCGTACCCTGATCCCGGAAAGGGCTGCGCAGGTCCTTAGGGATCTTGTCCCCCCACTTACTTGCGGCCGCCTCCGCCGCTATTTTTTTCAACGCGGACAGGTCGGTGCCTTTCGGGAACAGCAACCGCACACTGTATTTATATGAGCCATCTTTTTGCTGGCGCGGTTGGAGCAGATGAACTAGGTGGACGCGGGCCACGGGGGTAACGGTGGAAGGAAGCATAAACACCTCTGTTGTGGTTTGGTTGTTACGTTGGGGAAAATCTCAATCAAGGAAAGCTGCGAAAGCTTTTTTTGGTGACGTGTCGATCCCTTCGCCTTCGTTGTCTTCGGGAACAAGCCGTGGCGACCTTTCTTTCACTTCCACCAGTTGGTCTAATAATGCTTTGTTTTTCACTATCTTTTCTATCTGCGCCACGCTCTTCAATTCCGGCTGGGTGCATACCTCGCTCGTGTCTAGACCGTAAAGGGCCAGTGCATCCATAGCTTGCGCGGGATCCTTCCACTCGCGGGTCCGCTTACCTGGCACCAATTTATGGCCGGGGAGCGGGCGCCCGGCCATAGCTTCGCGCCAGCACCAGCTACGAACTGACTTGATCCACGCATCTACCATTGGCAACTTGGCGTAAACCGCTGCCAAGTGGTCGGGGTCATAGCTCACCGTGGCGACCAACGGGTGGTGCTCTTCGTATATCGACATACACGCCCTTTCTAGTTCTGAACAGAAACCCGCAGCGGGGCACCAGCGGCAGTGATCACCTGCGTTAAGTGGCGCATTCGGATCCTTCGTGGCTGCCGCCGCCTTCTCTAACTCAAACGACCACTCGATCATATCAGCCAGGGGCACTCGCCAAGAGCGCACCGCTCCGTCCCGGTGATGGCATCTTGGCTGGACGATAGTGAGCACCACTGTCTCCACATCCAAGGGTTCCGCCATGAGCGCGCCGAGCCCGTAGTACATCAGTTGCGGATTGTTCAGCACTTCGACCGCCACGCCTGCCCCATGTTTGTAGTCGACCACGTGTAGTTCCCTAAGATCCGGCCGGTAAACTATCGCGTCCGCCGTGCCATACAGACGTTCGTCGATAGAAGCCAGGTGTAGCTTCACTTCAATACGCACGCTAATTCCGTTGGCCGCCACCTCAGACACCGCGTTGACGTATGTCAACACCGCTTCGCACATCTCCTCCGTGACCAACAATCCATCGATGGTGGCACCGGCGAACTCGAACGGGTGTAGCGGAGGCTGCCCTCGCACCATCGGTGCTAGGCATTGTTCCGCCACTTTGTGCGCCACCGTTCCTTCCTTGGCGTACTCACTCTCTTCCCCGACAATGCCGGCGCACATGCGCACTGACCCGGGGCAAGCCCACCATCGCTTCGTGCTGCTAGCTCCTATGACAGAGTGCTCGCTCATACGTCCTCGCCAGCAAAAACTGCATCGCATTCGTTGATGAACGCCGCGTATTCCCCCTCAAGCAACCCGCTGACAGAGGTGGTGCCAAAACGCTGTAGAATCTGGCGCGCCGTGTCTATGCCTTTCGACGTGTTGACCTTACCTAGCGCGGCGCGGACGTGGTCCTTAGTGATCGGCTCGGCTGGCTTCGCCTCGGCAACTGGCGCAGTGATTGCTTTCCGCTCTGGGACGACTTCTGTGGGAGGCGCCATCTCGGCCTGGCGTGCTGCTTCCATCTCCGCTTTGGCGCGACGCTTGCGCTTGCTAGACTCGGTCGTTACCGCAGCTTCTTGCTCCGCCGTCTCACTTCCCACACTCTGGGCCGCTGCGCTGCCAACTCCGTGCAGAGCAAAGAACTCTGCCACCTTGTCCAGACTATCGAACTCGATGGTTACTTTGATTGTGGTCACGCGGTGCTCCTCCTGTGTAGTGAGAATACCAGTTATTCTAGCCGTATCCCGCGAAATTAGCAATGCGCTCTACGTCGCAGAACCAAAAACTTCCGTCAATTGCTGCGTTTTGCGCCGAACTATCTTCTGTACGTGCTCGTCCACGGAGTTCGCTAAGGATAAAAACCGCACGCGTACGGGTCGGCGCTGCCCTATGCGATGACAACGCATGGCCGCTTGCGCATTATTAGCCGGGACGAACGATGACTCCACGAACAACACCTCGTTCGCTGCTGTCAACGTAATGCCCACGCCGGCTGCGGTAATATTGCATATCAACACGCGGAGCAAATTGCTGTTCTGAAACTGGTCAATGTACCGATTGCGCCGCCGCTCGGAAGTCCCGCCGAATATTATCCTAGACCCTAAATGCTTCAGCTTCTCCTGTAATTGCAAAATCACATCTAGATGGATAGCGAAGATGACCATCTTATCCACACCGCCGGTGATGAGTTCGCTCAACGCTATCTCCGCAGCGGCTTGCACCTTGGACAACCCCACGTAGCGGCGCACCGTTGAGGTAGACCCATTGGCCGCTTGCAACATCTCAAGCGCCGCGTCCTCCGTCTCCGCCGTAGTCAACATGGCCGCCATGGCGTTGTCTTGCGCGTGGAATTCGTCGCGCGCTTCCTTCAGTGCGAGCTTAGGGAAGAACGCGACAAGGTCTACCGGGCCTTGCTCTACCGTTACGTCCTCATACCTTAACGGGGGTAATTGCATACCTACATCCTCCAACGATCTTCGGATCATTATTCTCGCCAGCCGGCGCTTAAGCTCCGGGACGTTTCTGTTTCCAGTGATTTTAAGGCCTCCCCACCTATCTATGCGGGCTCGGCAGAAAGCCTTAACGAAGCGGGAGAAGCTGGCGGGCTTACCCCCGTGGTCTATCACCTCCGGGAACACGGCCGCCAACATCGGCCACAACTCGGACACATCGTTGGGCGCCGGCGTACCTGTGATGCACACGACGTGCTTGACCTCGCGAACCAAGGGCTCGACGCCGTCGTCGCCAAGGAGTATCCGCTTTGTCCGATTAGTGTCGCGCTCCTTTAGATAGTGCGCCTCGTCTAATATTAGCATGTCCGTGCGCCGGGCCAACAATGCAGCGTGCACCGCAGGTTTCGCCGCCAGGTCGTAGGAGCACACAACCAACCCGTCGGGCGGCACCTCGTCTTTGGCCGTAGACACCGCAACCGCCGGCCGGTCCATCGGGCTGAACCGTTCGAACTCGCGCAACCAATTCCACCGTACTGTTGCGGGGCAAATCACGGTGACGTTAAGCGCGCCGAGCATGTCCGCCGCGAGCACAGCTTGCGCCGACTTACCAAGACCCATTCGGTCAGCGAGCAGCGCGCGGCCTGTCTTGGCTATGCGCCGCGCACCTTCAAGTTGGTAAGGATACGGCTTGAGTATTTCTCGGGACATCACGCAACGGAAGTTAAAGGAACATGCTGTCTTCGCTCGGGCCCGGGCACCCGAACAGTCTTACCGTTTCGCGCCGACCTTCCCTATGTAAGGCCAGCAGCCCGTA